GAAGAGCGGAACGAACGTCGAAGCGCCGCTTTCGACCATCAAGCAGGCCGTTATGGAGGCGATGGCACAGGGCAGCCGCGAGCCCATCAATGTGAACCTCGTTGTGGATGGTAAGACGCTTGCCCGCGTGGTCGTCCCCAACATCAACAACATGACGCGCGCAGCCGGTAAGCCCGTGCTGCTGTACTAACAAGAAAGGAGATCAGAAATGTTTATCTTCGGTTATGACAAAGTGCTTGAACGCCTGGAACGAGTGATTCAACAGCTCGTGGAGTTGCAGGCGGCGGAGTAAAGGGCGGCGGGATTGCCTATCCTTTGTTCCCTTGCGAAGTCCTGCCCGAAGTACAGCGGCAGGCAGCGCCCTAAAGTACCAGGGCGCGAGGGGTTTGTATAGTGCCATTACAACGGATAGATAGAGGACGGGGGCAACAGCCCCCGCCCTTCTTTTTAAGTCTCGGATTTATCCGGGGCTTTTTCTCTCGGCTTCATCGCCTGTATGACCTTATCGCGCTGCGCCTGTGTCTCAATCGCTCGACCAACAAACGCCGGAACGGTTTCTCCCGCCCTCTGTGCCGCCTCCTGCGCTGTTTTAAGCGCGGCAGGGGTAAGGATAGCCCCCATGCCTTGCGGCGCTCCTGCGGGCTGCTGCGGGCCGTTTATCCGTTGTTCCGTTGCACCGATGATATACTGATTCATGCTTTCACCGGCAACGGCAGCGGCGGCCTTTACCATGTCCTTCATGCCCTTTGGCATAGCAATAGATACGCGGTCAAGGTTTGCAGCGTCCCATTTTTGCGCGCTCTTTTTCTGAGCCTCCGATACTGCCATTAAAAACACCTCCTTTTCCACTATCCGCATTATAGCACAGAACGTGTATACTTATCAAGTAGATTTATGCACAAACAATCTACTTAATAATTAGATAATTTGCCAATGGACAAACTACTTAATAAGTAGTATCATATAATCACAGCAAGGGGAAAGCAAAACAATGCTTCACAACTGACGATCAGAAGAGATTGATAGAAACTCCCAAAGGGATAGAGACTCAGGAGATCGCCGCCCCAGCAAATCAACAAGGAGGACAACACAATGAGCATTAACGAAATGGAAAGCAAGGCCCGCGAGCTGCGGGAGCTGCAAGCCCTCATCGACGAGGCCACGGCAGAGGCCGAAGCCCTCAAGGACGCGATCAAGGCCGCTATGGGCGATGCCGAGGAAGTCCACGTGGGCGAGTACAAAATCACATGGAAAGCCGTTACATCTTCCCGCATTGACACCGCCGCGCTGAAAAAGGCGCTGCCTGACCTCGCGCAGCAGTTCACCAAGACCACCACCACCCGCCGGTTCTGCGTGGCATGAAAACACTACCAACCACCACGGAAGGATTACAAGGAGGCCTCAACATGGATGCACAAACCCAGCTAGTAGCAGAACTTTATAAAACGCTCAATGATGCGCAAAAACAGGAAGTCTTGAGCATGATTGATACTTTACTAAGTCAGCAATTAAACGATCAACAATCGCTTGATTCTCATTCCGCTGCTACGGAAAATCAAGATAGCATCGCATGAGAAAGGCTCCATGTCCCAGCCGACCAAAGCAAGACACGGAGCCACCACCAACCACCACAGGGAGGCCGGTATCGGTATTATACCGACCTCCCGCCGAGAAAACAAGGAGGAAAATATGAGTTATTTATCTGAGCTTACTGCACATGAGCGCTTAACTGTTGACAATGCAACGCTCGACATGTTTACCGCTTTCGAAAGCGGATCAGACTTGATCTATGATATTTGGGAGCAGTATTTTTCTGATAGGGAGCAAAAAAATATCGAATCGAGAGACTTAGAATTCATTGGTCGCATCCTGTATTCTGTCTACGATAGAATGGCAAACGCCATCCGCGACTATCACTTGATGCTTGGGCACTATGACGCACCGGGCGTGCAGTGCTTTTTAGAAACAGCGAAACGCGCTCAACTGACGGCAGACGCCGAAAAAGCAAGGGAACACGCCCAGAAAGAAATGCGATCCGCAACTTATGATCTCGACGATGCAGATGCAATTAAACTTCTGACAGGTAAAGAGGTGTCCGCATGAAGCTCCTATACTGCGCCCGCTGCACGACGCCGCTGATGAGTGCGGCCACGGTGTTTATTTGCCCGTGTTGCGGGGCTGCTTACCGTCAGCGCGGCACGCGCTTTTCCTTTGTCGCTGATCTATCCGGCGTATCCGTCAAAGAGATGATGCAAAGCATGGAGGTCACACCATGAACAATAATGACAGATTCTATCCCGTCGTGCAAACGCCGCTCGGAAAGGTTCCGCTCATCGGCGCGACTATGACCGTTGAGCGCGAACGTGAGCTTTTTGGAAAGAAGGTGCAAACCGATGAGCGCAAATAGCCCGTGTCTCCGAGCGCATGACCTAATCGACAGGCTCGCCGCATATTCCGCGCCATCGACCTACAAGCGCCGTGCTGCGCCGCCAAAAGCCGCCTCGTCAAAGAAGAAGGCCGAACCGCCTAAAAAGGCTGCTATGCCCCCGGCGCGCCGTGAGGAACCACAGCAGGCCACTTGCGAATATAGCGAGAGCTGCTTCACCTGTCCGTTGAAGGATTGCATTCAGTCGGACAAGGCTTGTGAAAAACTGAATTGCCTGTAAGAGGAAAGGGGACTGCACAAAACGGTGCAGTCCTCTCTTTCCTTTTATCCCATCATTTTTGACACATGCACTACGCCATTATTTTTTGAAATTCTCTTTAGCTACATTCTCAGCCGCTCGTTTCCATTTTTCCAAATTCTGCGCTTTAGATGCTTCAAACCAATATGCTTGCGCCTGTGGATGAACGGACTTATTAAACACGAGGTTTCTGTCCGTTTCAATCTTCTTTGAACCATAGCGGCTTTTCCACCCTTCATCTGTTAAAAAACCTGCGGCGTTGATCTTAGGGTCTACCAATACTTTTCCATGATACAGATATCTTGCATAAGGCCCCGGGTATACGACATAGTTTCCCTCGACGTGTGAGCGATTTGTAAGTGATTTTGTCAACGCTGGAACAAATGGGGCAGTATCACTCAACACCTCTTCCGCAACCGTGTGTTCAGCTTTCGTGCAAGCCTTTGAAAAAGCTTTTTTCAGCTCGTCCATTCCGTCCATATGGACTTTGAATTTTAACCCCATTACGGCACAGTCCTCTCTTTCATCATTCCGCCGCCTGCAGCTCCACGAGCTGTTGAATCACTCGTTCCAGGCGTTCAAGCACTTTGTCATAGCCGAAGATAAACATTTGCAGTCTCCTTTCCTGTTAGTACAGCAGCACGGGCTTACCGGCTGCGCGCGTCATGTTGTTGATGTAGGGGACGACCACGCGGGCAAGCGTCTTACCATCCACAACGAGGTTCACGTTGATGGGCTCGCGGCTACCCTGTGCCATCGCCTCCATAACGGCCTGCTTGATGGTCGAAAGCGGCGCTTCGACGTTCGTTCCGCTCTTCTGGTCGCCCAGCACGGCAAGAAACTTTCGGTTCGGCGGGATGACCGCACCGCTCGCAAGCGCTGGGATCTCGTTATACACAGGCGCATTGCCGTCTAAGCTCTGCGCCGCCACGCGACGGCTGCGCGCCGGTGCCTTTGTTGATACGCGCGTACCGGTAAAACCGGACGTTGCTTTTCTGACTTTGGAATCGTCCACACTATCAACGAAGAATTTGAGCGCAAGGCCAATCGCCGCCGAGATGATGAACGCCGTACCGGCGCTGACGATGCCCAGCGCCGCAAGGCCAACGCCGAGAACACCGGCCAGCAGTCCAAGAAGTACGCTGCGCCCGATGCTGACAAGCCGCTGCGTGCCCTTCTTCGGGTCTTTGCGGACGCTGTAAATGCTCAGTCCGAGAATCAGGCCTAATCCCATGCCGACGACTGTACCGACGCCCGGTGTCACGATAGAGCCGATAACAGCGCCAAGCAGCGCGCACAGCACGACGATCAACTCGGAAAGAAGCTGCGATTTGCCGCCGTGTTCCTCGTCTCCCTCTGCAAAGCCGGTGAGATAGAGGCCGAGGATCGCACCTAGGCTGAAACCGGCCACGCCGCCGGTGATGCCAAGAAACACACTGCCGAGCAGCGCACCGAGCAAAGCCGTGATAACCACGATCCATGCATCCTCTGCGTCCATCTCGGTTTTCCATGTTTCGGGGTCAAGGCCCACAAGGTACAGCCCCAGCAACACACCGAGGGATAAGCCGATGACGCCGCCTGTGATGCCGCCGAACGCCGCGCCGAGCGTTGCACCGAGCAGCGCCATTAAAACGGTCAGCCATGTTGCCTTGCTCTTGGGGATAACTTTCTTGTCAAAGCTCCATTTTAGGTCATCCACGACGATCTCAAGCCCCGCGCGGATGGTCTTAAAGATATCATTGATCTTCTGGAACACCTTGTCGAGCTTTTCCATCATGGGCCCTTCGTCAAAATCAAAGTCCGGCGCAATGGCGGATGCTCCGCCGCCAACGGACGTTGTCGTGCTGAGTTTGTTGATCTCATCGAACGCCGCGAGCGCGTCTGTCGCTTCCTTTGCCGCCTTGCCGGTCGCGTCAATGGCGGCAGCTTCTTTGTAGAGGTTTTTGCCCGATGCCTCCATGCTCTTCTTTGACTTACCGCTCAGAATCGAAATGATCGTCACGATCTCCGACACAATGGCCGCAAGCAGATTCATTAGCCACGTCAGCGCCGGAATGAGTACGTCCATCAAAGGCGCGGCCAGCGTCAGCAGCGCACCTTTGAGGCGGGCAAAAGCGTCGGATGCCTCTGCGCTGGTCGCAATAGCCGCCTTGATCTGCTTGCGTAGCGCCGTGAGCGCCGCCGTGATGACTGAGAATACAAGCATAGAGCGCGCTAAACTCTTGACCTGATCTCTGAAACGCGCGGCATACTGGCCCGCTTTGGCAAGCGCGGAATTCTCCGCCTCGCGCTCCCTGCGTTCCTGCTCCGTATTAGCGATCAACTCACCGGCAGCGACTTTTGCTTTGTCGAGCTTTACCGTCATGCTGTCGATGTTGGCGGTCGTCTCTTCGTAAGCAGCCGAAAGCGTTTTGACCTCCTTCGTCTGCGTGTGCAAAAGCTCCTCCTGCTGTTTGAGCTCCGCCTCCGCAGCGGCGCGGCGGTCGAGCACTTGCGTCTGATACTCGTTCTGTGTAAAGCCCTGTTTTTGGATCCATTCGCGGTCGTTCAGCCGTTCGACTTCCTTTCGCAGCATCTTCACGCGTTCCTCAGTAGCTTTCGCTGCCTGAGATGCGGCGTCAAGCTGCTTTTCAAGGTTCATCTTATTGCCCGTTTCCTTTTCAAGCTTGCTGTTCAGTTCGGATATCTCGTCGCGTAGCTTGCTCAGTTTCTTTTGTGCTTTGGTCGAATCCAAATCACAAGAGAAAATCACACTGCCGTCAGCATTCGCCATTTAATCACTCCTTCCCCAATTTCAACCAAGTCGAAATGGTGGTCTCTTCTTCCTGGCTGAGCTTATTTTTTATGTTCACGAGGTCGCTGTTGCGGCGATACCATTCGCGTTCGTCCTTTTCGAGCGTCTTTCCTCGTGCTTTTTTGTCTCTGATGCGCACGACCTGAGCAAAGGTGCAGTCCCCGAGATTGTTATACGCACCGAGGAACGTCCACCAATGGACGCCCCCGGTGTTGGTCTCCGCATCATAAGGGATTCCGCGGATATCTTGTCCGAATACTCGGTTGATGGGAGGGAGGATTAACGGATAGTCCTGCTCCCAATCGACCAGCTTCGGCGATTTCTTCTTATCCGGCTCTTTGCCGCCGTTCTGGAACCATGTAAAACGGTCTACAGCTTCCTGCAAATGCTGCGGCGGGATATCCTCAGGCGAGACATAGAACATCTGCAAGATGCCCTCTGCGCGGTCAGTGCCGCTCAAATCAGGATCACTCAGCATTACGAAGATATCGAGAATTACGCGAAAATCTGTGCGTATCTCATAACTCACTCCGCCGATCTCGACGGAGGCAGGCAAGCCCCAATTCATCGGCGATACTTTGCCGTGTACTTCTGAATGCGCGGATTCGTGGCTTTCTGCTCACGAGCAAAGGCGCTGTCTGTCTCATCCATCAGCGCAAGCAGGAAATTTGTCCATACATGCAGGCCGTCCGCCATCGCATAAAGGTTCATGCTGCCAAAGATGCTGTCACATACCGGCTCTTCAAAAAGACCGTCGATGATCTCGCGCATCTCCTTGTCGCGGCGGTCGGCAATGTTGAAAATCTCAACGCGGTCGCCGCACTTCTGCACCTCATCTGCGTATTTATCCTGCTTCTTGTCCAGTGTGTCAAACGCGTTGTAAAGACGCTGGATAAATGCGCCGTCAGTCGGGTTGAATCGAATGATCACATCGCCCTTAACGCCGTGAACGGTGTATTCCTGCACACCGTTCGCAAAACTAAGTTCCATATTTATCTCTCCTTAAATTTGTTTTCAGGAAGCTTTGTATCAGAATGTTGATCTCTGCCGCTTATCGAAAATCAGAAGTTCTCCACGGCCTCGCCCGCGAGATCGTCCCATTTTTCGCTCATGCTGACAATTACACCGGGCGATTTGCGCCGGTAGCCGTCCCCGTCGCCGCAACTGTCAGAAATTGCCGAAATGCTATCCCATGCCCGCATGACTGCGCCCTCCCCGCTCTGGCAGTCAAGAGCGATAGCGTTAAGGGCTGCGGCCTCTCGGCGGCTGTCCGTAGTCTTTGCGGCTTCGGCTGCGTAGTGACCAACTAACTTTAACATGGTGTGGTTGCTGTCAAATCTCTCCATGAACGCGGAGTAATCAGCCGAGGAAAGAACGCCGGTTTTCATCAGCTCAAGGGCGTTATTGTCGATTGCGTCAGGGTTTGCAATATTGGCGGCGCGCACTGCCTGTTCCAGCTCGGCGCGGATCGTGCGGCGCGTGGCCTTGAAGTTGTCCCAAACGCGGGCGCTCACCTCGTTAAAGGTGGCTTCTGCGTCATGCAGCTTTAGCGCTGCGCGGGTTGTTCTAACCTGCTTTTCCTCGGCGCTGTCTCCGGGCTTCCATGCGTTAGCGTCACGGCTGGCCTGCTGCGCCTCTTGGAGTGCGCGGAAAGCGGTGTTGTATTCGCTGCGGGCTTCTTTGAAAGCTGTATCGAGCTTTCGGGCGTAAATGTTAAACTGGCTCATGGTGTGTTCTCCTTTCCTTACAGTTGACCGCGCAGCATAGCATTGAAAAGAGCGCTGCTGGCCTTACTGTCCTTTGCTTTTTCCGTCAGCTCTGCCGCGTACTTCTCAATGGTCGCGCCCAGATCGGACGCGGCAATACGATTTGCGGAAAGATCGCGGCGGGCAAGTGCGGCGGCTTCTTCATCGATATTGTGCTTGTCTACGCTGTCAAGGCTCACGCTGCTGCGGATTGCTTTATAGTTTTCGCTCTGTGCCTTGCGCTCCTGTTCCTCTCGCCGTGCCTGGTATTCGACTTTTAGGCGGCTTCTGGCGGCTCTGTATTCAGGGCTGCTACGCTCCAACTCGGCGCGGGTGCAAGCGTCCAAATACGCCTCGTCGCTGTCATAGTCGCCGCGCTTTACAAGGTCAAGGGCGCTACTCAAATCAAAGCCGAAAGCGGCCTTTGCCTTTGCTTCTACGCTCTCGCGGGTTTCAATGTTGGCCTTAAAGTCCATAATAAATTTCCTTTCTTTTTTATGTGCTATTGCGCTGTTTTTCTTAAAGGTCGATAATGATAACACATTCGCAGTCTGATAAATAATCTCGTGCTGCCTGTTCCGTTTGGAACACCTTTTCAGGGCTTTGCGGCGCTCTACAAGCCGCCCATGCGCCATTTTCAAGCAATGTCATAATTGCTATGCCCGTTTGCTTCTGCGCTGCAATCGCCTGTAAAGAGGCAATGCGGGCTTTAATGCTGTTATTCAAGGGCTTTGCCTCCGATCTCGTCACTCTCCAATTCCGGCAATTCCAGCTTGCCGCGCTCAATGGCTTCGTCAAGCATCTGATAGAGGGACAAGCTCAACGGGTCTATGCCCTCGACAGGATGGGGATACAGCACAATGCGTTTGCCGTCCGGCGTCACCGCGCCATACTTACGCAAATACGTAAACGCATCTTCTGCCGTGCGGAACTCACCGCCGCCCTCGACGATGAAGACCGTCTCATCGGCTGACAGCAACCTAAGGTATTCCCGCAACGCCGCAAGGCGGATATCAAAATTTTTCTTCATCGCTGTTCCTGCTCCCTTCGCCATGCTTCAA